ATCTTTCTGCTTCTGCTTGTGCTGCTGCTTCTGCTTGTGCTGCTGCTTCAGCAGCTATTCTTTCTGCTTCTGCTTGTGCTGCTGCTTCTTCAGCAGCTAGTATATCCTGCCTTATTTCTTCTTCCAGAGCGGCTATTATTGCTGCTTCGGCGGCTGCTTCTGCTTCTGCTTCTTGTTCTACAACTTCTTCTTCATCGTCAGTTAAAATAATATCTACAATTTCGTTTACAACATCAAGTCCTGTTGTGTCTGAGACAGCGTCTTCAGGACTATCTACTGTATCTTCAAGCAGATTTAAAACAACACCATCACCTTCACCTTCAGCAGCGGCTTCTAAAGAACTAATAGCGTCTGCTATGTCTTGCCCAGCAGAAGTAACTACATCTGCGTCTGTAGCAAAATCTGTTAAGTCTACTCCCATAAATGTTCCTGAAACATCTATAGAAGCTAATGTGCTTTCATAAAGAGCCTGTGCTTCAGTAGCCGTAGTTACTGTGCCGTTAGTTATTGCTTCGTCTACTGCTGCTCTAGCTGTGGCCTCTGCTTCAGCAGCAGTAGTTCCTGTGGTGTTAGCAACTTCTGATAAACCAGATAAAACTAAAGCAGTCCAATCTTCTGCATGTAGTGTTTCACCTGTAGCAGCTCGTAAAGCTGTTAAACCCGCGACCCCCGCAAACCCTAAAGAAGAAGCAGCAGCTTTAATAGGAAGACTGTTTAAAAACCCACTTAGTTTGCTGCCTGTAAGGTCACGCCCTGCTGATTGGTCTTGCCCTATTAAATAATCAAACGTATTGTATTCGTTATGTCCTGTTACTTGGTCATTAAACAATATTACTTTTTTGTAAGCAAAAGCACTGTCAGCCATGTGAGAAGGAGCTGTGTATAACTGACCGTTTTGTATAGTATAGACGTTCCTATCAAACCCGTCTGCCGCCATTAATGTCTGAGCAGCAGAGTTTAGGTAGTCATCTTTGCTTAATGTGTTTTGATTATAGAGTTTATTTAAAAACTTTAACTGACTAGATTTTACGAGGTTTCCGTATTCTTCTGTAAACTTTTCTGGACTGTCTTTAGCTAACTCAACAAGATTATTTGTTTGGGTATTTGTAACCTCTCTATCAAGCCTAGAAGTTAATGAAAACATTTCTTGATCTGTTAAGACTTTATTACCAAAGTCAGCAGAACTAACGCCATACTTTTCTAGCTCATTGTTCTGCGCTCTTAGTGCTTTTTCTTTTTCAGTAGCGTTAGCAAAGGCTTCTCGATTAGCGGCTCTTTGCTCTGCATTTGCTATACGTTGTAAAGCAGCTTCTTCAGGAGTAACAGCACGCTCATGGTACAGAACTGTTCCATAATCAGAATAACGATCACTTTTATCTGGGTTGTATTTTACTTCTCTCCAGTTTACAGGATTATCAACAGATGGAGGAACTAACCACTCTTCTACACTAACTTCAGGAAGAACTACAGAACCGCTAGCTAAAGCCGCTTCAGCAGCAGCAGTTGCTTCTTGTCTTTTTTTAATTCTACTTCTTTTACCTCCCCTACCGGGTCTAAATGCAGTAGCCATTATCGTTATCTCTGTACGTTCTTAGTTCTTTATGAGGATGCCTTGAAAAGACGCCCCCACTTCTACGTTGGTGGTATCGGAAAACGCTCGGCACTCTATATCCGTCTTTTCTTCTACCTTGAACGGGTACGTGAGTGGTAGCACTAGCAAGGAACTCTGCATGGTCTGTACTATGCGCGTGCGGAACGTATTAGAACCGAAGTCTCGTGTAACGAAACTTGCAGTAACGTGTTTGTTTGCTAGAGATATTGCAGAGGTAAACGTAACGTCGTCTAGGTACAGAGAGTATCCGGCAGGGACTGTATAAGCAGCGATCTGAGACTGGTTATCTCCCTGTATGACGTGTGCATACGTAACTCCTGTAGGTACTCCAGAACTTACTCCGCTGTTAGCTACGTATATGTCTCCCGCAGCCGTGCCACCACTACCAGAGGTAGCTACAAATATCCTGTTAACACGTAACCACGAGCTAGCATCGCTTACCTGCACCTGAGTCTGGCCGTTCATATTAACAGTTACGCTCTTGGCGTTGTAGCTGCCGTCCACACCTTCCACAGTTACAGTATTAGCTCCCGTACCCCCGTTAGAATCGGCAGTGCTAGAACTACTTATGTACACAGTGGAAGCAGATGTAAGGTAAGGGTAGTTACCGCCAGTACCCCACACAGTCTCTTCAGTGCCATTTATGTCAGGATTAAACCCAAACTTGTATACGGTACTAGCCCCAGCTACCTGACCTTTTGATACTTGTAGCTCGTAGGGTTCTTGAACTGCCATAGCGTTTCTCAGTGCGTTATCTAGCTGGTTAAAGTAAATACGCAGTACTTTGTTAAACTCTTCAAACGACTCTTGGTCGTATACCTGCGGAGGATACGGTAGCGCCGGAGCACGAAACGGTACGTCATACCTAGTATTGTCTACAGCCATTATCGTCTGCCATCAGGTCGCATATCTATACGGGGAGAACCTAATTGCCAAGTAACTCCAATATCGCTAGATTCTACCTTGATTGATAGCTGCCGTCCACGCACTCTAGTATAAAGTTGATCTGTAAACTGCTCTACAGGTAGCACTGCGGTGCGCGTTATTGAGCCGCTGTTAGACCCTCCTACGGACGTGGGGTTGTTATACCCTGCACCAGAATCTGTTAACGGGAGCAATGTCATAGTAGCACTGGGAGACCCTGCTTCGGAGTCATCAAACCGTATGTCAGGTATTAGACGCCATATAAACGCGAACTTATGCCCATCGTCTAAGTCAAACTGCGCGGAGGTAATATAGGCAGGAATAGCTGCTGTAACACCTGTCTCATTGTCGTCTACGCCCTGCTCTTGATTTACTAAGTTGTAGGTGTACGTAGCTGCTAGAGGGTTGGTACGCAGTCCAGAGTCAAGCCACGCACTGCGCGTCATGGTGCCGTAGTACCATACTTGTTCTAGGTAGTTATACACTACATACCTGTCAGCAACCAGAGAATCACTTGAACAGTAGAACCACCATATTTCGTGGTACGATTCATTAGTCCCCGCGAACACGGAGTCGTACTGTTCTTCGTTAAAGTCGTTAAACACAAACTTACGTAGGTCGCACTTTAGGGGTTTAGTACGGCCATCATACATGTAGAATTTGTCTTTGCCCATCCAGTATGCTACGCCATTGGCGTATGCCACAGCGTTTTGAGAAGCGGTAGATATGTTCTCTCCTACCAACTGCGCAGTCCATACCACTGGAGCGCCCACGTACTGTAGTGCATACAAGGCTGAGTCAGTCCACACTAGTACTTCCTGACGTGCTTGTTTGGCGGCCACGATTCTTGAGCCATTAGACAGTACGAGATCGCCTGCTTGGTTTGTTGCGCCGGGAGTCCAGTTAGTAGCATCTTCTTGATCTGACCACCGGATAAGCATAGGGTTCTGGGTAGCACTGCCCAAGGTGTTAGCGCCAAAACAAAATACAAACCTGTTTATATCAGACACTAAAATAAACTTTTGCGTAGTGGGTACATTAGACGCACCCGATAGGGTAGATAACTCTACACCCACACCACTTACTCCGCCACTAGCGTCCCAAAAATATATGGGGCTATCGTCGTGCGAGAACAATAAGTCTTCTCCAAAGTTAGCCTGACTCCATATCCGTATGGACTCTGTAGAAGCTGAACCTGTACTCCACGCTCCAGACCCCCACGTATTCGCTCCCCAACCTACTAGAGGCGTGGCTTGCGCAGGGCCGACATTTATCTGGTAAACAGCAGTTACAGTACCCCCACCCGTAGCCGCGCTAGAAGCTGTACTAGAAGCTGTTATGGTGTATGAACCAGAAGCCACTGTTTGGATTTGGAACTCGCCATTGAGGGTCAACCCGCCAACTGCGGAAGCGTTACTAAACGTAACAAAGTCCCCAAGAGTATAACCCCCCACTGCATCTGTAACAGTCACAGTAGCCGAACCAGATACGGTGGTAAACGGGTTAGTCAGCGTATTAGTAGCGCGTGTTGGAGTTACATTGTAGTACAGCCCGCCTTGTTCAATATAGAACTTTAGGTTCGTACCTACCCCCACAAGGTTTTGGCCGCTCAGAGTTACCCAGTTCCATAAAGAACGGCATACTCCGTCGAATATAGACGTAGATATACGCTGCCACCCACCTATCTTTTCCGGCGTACCTTGACGAAACCGTACTTTATCGCACTCATACCATCCACCTTCACTGGTGTACCTAGTATTCTCGCGGTTTACTCCGGCCTTTAGCTGTAACTTCTTTAGTGGCATATAACACCTATATACGTTCTAGTAGCACCAGACTACGGGGGTAGTATCTCTAGTGTCTACGTGGATAAAGGTTTTTGCTACACCTATACCATTAAACCCCATTGCTTGCGCGTTCTTAATGATAGCATACGACTGACTACCATTGGATACTTTGATGTCGCAGGCTATCCCGCGTGCGTGCGTGCCCGGCTTTGATTTTCGCGCCTCTATGCTGTGGCTGGGGTCTCTATACCCGCTGGTGATAATAAATGGAAAACCACACATGTGGCGTAGCTCATCAAGTTTTACCAAGAAATCGTCACTCATCTCGTTGTTGCCGGTCTCCTGACAGTCAAAGTCAGCCCGATTAAAGTATCTCATTTGCGCATACCCATTAGTTTGCTCGCACCTTTGATGCCAAAGCTAGCGGAAATAGCCACAAACAGTAAGTATTGATACCATTCTGGCAGATTATTGAGGGCGGCAAATGCTTGCTCAACTCTATGTATTACCGACATATCATTTACCACTATGGCATACCCAACCATAAAGATGGGTACCGCTAACACAATTGTCCAAAATTCGTCTTTCCAGCTCGATGCAGAAGCATCAGCCATTTTAGCTTCCCAGTCAGAATCATTCTGAATAACGCTCATTTTGGCTTCGTGCTTTGCTTTTGACTGTTCAGCTTTATTTTTTAGGAACCCGCCAGCTAAATCTGCAATGGGGCCAAGTAGTAATTTAAGCATTAGTACATTTTCTCCACACAATACAGGCCAATAATAAGTACATACATACCTCTAGCGACCATATCAAAACGATCAAACTTAGCAGAGCCGTCGTCGAGTCGTTTTTCTATACGCTCAAACTTTTCCTCGATAGCCTGCATTCTTACTGCGCATTCACGCTCGTGAGCCTCCAGCTTTAAAAGTGCTTCCTTAACCGTTGCCATTTATGGCTCCTAATATTAGTGCGAACACAAAGTAAACGGCATAGCCAAGTACAGCTATCCCAGTGATCTGGATACTATTCCAGAAGAATGCCTTTCGCTTTCTTGCCTGCAAATAGACTGTCTTTTCTCTCTGCGCGGCAATAGACCTACGTAGTTGGACTAGCTCGTTGTAGCCATCCTTGCCGTATTGATACATCAAGAGTTCCCTGAGTTCGCGTTCCATCTGCTGTGTACGCTTAGTCCGAGCGTATGTCTCCATAGCTTCTTCGTTGACAGACTTGGCGGCAATGATCTTCTTAAACAGCGGGGGATTATCAGCCTGACGTTTTGCCTCCGAAAGATCAGACACAGCACCATAGAATCGCCCGATCTGTGACAAGGTATCTTCTACTTCTTTGCCAGCAGACACCATACGCTTGATAGTGCCAAACGCATTTACGGCTACTGACATTGCTGTGACTGGATCAATCATCGAAAAGCCCTTCTATTCACTCAGACGCAGAACGAATGTCTTTAGCAACGCCTTCGACAGCAGTGGCAGACCCTGAGCCTATGCCCTTGGCTGTATCTACGACCATAGTCTGAGCAGAATCTACAGTAGTACCTACAATTTCTTGTGCGCCATCTACTGTCCCGTTAAATGTGTTACAGCCCATAAGGGCTACTGTTGCTAGTGCTATTAAGTATTTCATTATATTTTCCTTTTAGGTCTCTAGACCGTATCTTGCGTAACCCTTCGCTACGCTATATTCAAGTGTGTTCTTGTTAAAAACAAAACCCCAAAAAATTATTTCATCAGCCTCCCTATGTGTTGTCGGTGCAAGCGGATACTGTAGATCATTGTCTCTACAGAAATTAATAATGGTTGATGGGGATGCTTTGCAGTAAACATCAACCCAATCTGAAGACGTTCCGTCCTGAAAGTGCGTGACAGCATAAAAACAGTTGTCCATTGGCAACACAGGTTTAGCGCCATCGTATTCTCTTATTACAACTTTAAGCTGTACGGCTTTAGTTACCAAATCAAATTTAAGACCATACCAATGTTTTAAGTTACTATTAGGATAGCTAGTTCCAAATGAAAGCTGTAGAGCCTCTGATGGAAACGCATTAAGCCCATACCAACTAATGCTTGGGTTTGTATAAGGCTCCCTGTATCCGTCATACCGACCTACAAGATTATTTCGGCTTACCCCGAAAGGACTATACGTAGGAAACTTTTCTCTAAGTTCTTCTAGTATAGCTTTGCTTTCGTTTGCACCGACCGTGAAATCTTGTCTGACAATCGAGCCGTCTACGTATACATCGTCACGTAATTCATGTCTGTGCTGAGAATAAAATGCCATGTTTATATCTCTAGTCCGTGGGGATCAGGTCAATGTCTTTTTGTGTGTACTGTGAAACTCTAAACATTTCTTCTAAGTTCCCAGAGTGACCGCCCTCTAGCAGTGAATCTAAAAAATCTGTACCGCCTTGTTTAGCTAGCGCCCACTCAACAATGTTGGCTTTTGTCACGTCCGAAAACGCTACAAAAGATTCAGCAGTGATAGCGTCTACATCTAGTTCTGTTTTAACAAGTCCAATGCTGTGATTATCTGGCAAGCTAGTCTCAAAAAAATGAATCTCCCACTCGACATATTTTACAATATCAGTGAAGCCCTCAGTCGTAACGCACCCTACTCGTTTGAGTTCTGAGGTGTAATCAATTGTCATGCTCATCTGGTAACTCCTAATGGTAAATTTTCAGCCAGCCCTTTTCTTAGCTTGGCGGCTCTATGCGATGTT